CCCCGTTACCGTGGCAGCCTTCCATGTCCATTTTCCGTTTTTCTTAAATCTCCAATATAACTTGGCCATGTTTAACCCATAGGCCTTGTATACATAAACCCTTCGTTCAAGCCTTCAGACATCCAAGTCGCCACCACGACTTTTACGCCATTTGTTTAATTTCATTGCTCGGTATACTACCCACGCCAATGCCCTTTGTCTTTGACTTGTTCTGCGGTCAAGTGCAATCTTCTTTGCTTGCCTTGCCAATCTCGCATCGCTCGCCCGAATCTTTGCTGGATCCGTTCCGGCTCTTTTTGGTCCTCGAGATTCGGTGTCCATGTCATGTTGCATACATGCCTTGTCCAGTGGGCTCATTGGTTGAACCCCCTCTCTGATGCGTCGGTTAACATTCGTTCCCGGTCCGCACCAATTGCACTCTGGTAGGTGCTTTTCTTTCCGATCGTACGGTGGAACGTACTTTGATCCCATGCTCAACACATTCCGGATCCGTATGTGACCAATTGGTCCAATAGTCCAAGTTGGTGAGCGATGAGCGTACCAAGCAGGTACTCCAATCGTCGTTCCACGACATGCGCCACAAGGCTTGCGCCTCGGGCAGTATCTACTGCGGCCTCAACAACTTGCGTTGCTGTATCTGGTGTTGCCATCAGATCACGTCCGCCTTGATACCTCGGTAGTTGCCAGGAGCGATCTCCACGAGGACTGAATAAACATCATTTTGTACCGGACTTGTTGATTCGATTTCAATAAGTCCGCACATGGATCGGAATCCACCGACTGTTGCTTTACCATCAACCAAAACGGTGTCTTGAACAACCAAAGGCTTAGGCATGTTTGCATCATCGCCAGGATAATTGTCAGTCTCATATGGAGGCTTGTCATTATCTGTAGTCATTCTGTCGATAACTTCGTCTATGGAAGTACCATAATCAAAGACGTTGACGAGCGGGTCATCAGCCGCATCGCCTGGGACATTTGGAGAAAAGTCGTTAACAGTGCTTCGGGACTCACCAAAGGATTTGATGAGACCAACACTGCCTCTGCTTCCGGCTCCTCCAGAGTGATCGCCGAGCATGTGAAGATAGAATTCATCCGCACCGGTGGTACCGTCTGGTGTTACCAGGCGTGTGTATTCCCATTCTCCAGCTGCAACTGCGTTTGCACCATTATCTAAAGGTGCCAACACGTTACCGCCTAATTCTGGACGCATATCATTTGAAAGATATACTTTGAAATCCGCCCAGGTTGATTGCAAGTCTCCTGCTGTTTGCTTCGTAGCCTCAGCATTCATCTGTTGCCATGTATCAAAGCCACGCTTCCATGCCCCGATTGCAGTCCAAGATTCGGGGATGCAAGAGAAGCTCACACGTCCGCCCTGATTAACGGTGGCCCCAGTTGTCGGGTCCGTCACTGTTCCCACTACAGGAGTGTTTTTCGATATAATCGTAATACGCTTGACGTGTACCATACGACCTTGCCTCATCAATCTGCGGTTGATCGCAGATAAATCCTTCATGAGGTCGAGATAGTGCGACGTTTCTGTGTTCACGTTCGAACTATTCGTAAGTTCATACCGGAGGTATCGAACTGCCGGAATCATTTTCTTCGCCGATCGGCTGCGCTTTGAAGAAGATTTCTTCTTCATTGCTGTGGTTTTTTTGGTTGCCATCAAACCACTTGGCTAGGTGACAGTCTAATAATGTTCCCCAAGCGTACCCATCACTCACTACGTGTGTTCTCGCCATGCCCGAACGTTCAGACAGTCGGAGGGGTTGTTCAGCCCTCACTTCCCGTCTTCCTGCCGCTTTACCGAAGGTGACGGTCTTTCATTCTTGCGACCTCTTGACCCCGAATCGGGGAGATTCAATCCGTGCACTGTTGTGGCGGCGTCCCCAATCTGTTGGATTCGCTCCTCAGCCAGTTCACGCAACGATCGTGTAGAATACCGCTTCACGAGTCGAGATTGGACTGTTTTGTCCTGGACAATCTCAGTCTTTCTTCTACAGCACGCCCGACGGCATTTTACTGTAGATCGTAGCCGATTCTTGCATGGCGGTTCTACCACAGCCATGTCTTGACCCCCATCTTCTTCGCATATGGTGGCCGCCTGCACATTGGACATTTGGGTCTACTTGCTATCGCTAATATCCTTATATGATAGCAATTTGGGCATTCGTAAACTACTGAAAGCAGTTCCCGTGTCGAAGGCGTCGTCAAGCGACCCGCTCCTCGCCACAATGTGGGCAAACCCACAGTTCTGTCCAAACTCCTGGTTGGATTTCTATCGGCCAGGCATCGGTGTGGAATTCCAACACCTTCTCGCATTTCTTGCAGTTCATGCGACATCCCCCGGCCCTTTTCCTTTCATGTAGCAAGAGAAGCAACATTGGTGCTCCGTGAGAGCTGTTGCTGTCAAGTTCTCTCTGCCACAATGTGTGCACGTGATCCACGAGCCCACCATCATTCTTCCTCCATGCATCCGCCTTCCGGTTCCACGATGTGGCCACCGTAGCCGTCTGTCGTCCACCCCGTTACCGTGGCAGCCTTCCATGTCCATTTTCCGTTTTTCTTAAATCTCCAATATAACTTGGCCATGTTTAACCCATAGGCCTTGTATACATAAAC